GTGCTAAGAAGATGAGCCAGAGTGTAAGCAAGCATCTTAAAGATGAACTTGGTTCACTGCGTGAAGATATCAAAGAGGCCAGAGAAAATAACTTTGGTCGCCGTATCTTTGAAGCTTTTGCAAGTGAATTTGGTGCAACTCATTTAAATGAGAACGCAGAAATTCGCAAGTTAATGCAAGCAATTGAACAAAAAGATCGTCAATTGGCTGAGTCCATTGAAGCTCAAGAACAGGCTAAAGTCCTAGTTGAGAGCAAAGAGAAAGAAATTCGCATGATTACTGAAAGCAACACTCGTAAGAGCAAGCTGGAAGATCTTTGCGCACCTCTAAACGAAGAGAAGCGCGAAATCATGATGAACTTACTTGAAAGCGTTAATACATCCCGTTTAGAAAACGCTTTTGAAAAATATCTACCAGCAGTATTAGCTGAAGGTAAAGCAAAAACTGACAAATCAGTTCTAGCTGAATCTAAAACTGAAGTTACTGGTGATAAATCTGCGAAGGTTGCGACGCACGAGAAGGTTGTGGATAACAACGTAATCGACATCAAACGCCTAGCAGGGCTTTAAGAAAAAGGAAGGAGACTTAAATGTCACAAGATCTACTAGAAAGCCGTTGGGATGAGACCAAGGAAGCCCTCCTAGAAGGTTTGAATGGTTCTCGTCGTTCAACTATGGGTGTTGTCTTAGAAAACACCAAAAAGCAACTTATTTCAGAAACAGCCACCGCTGGTGCAACTGCTTCTGGTAACATTGCTACACTTAACCGTGTGATTCTTCCAGTAATCAGACGTGTTATGCCTACAGTTATTGCTAACGAATTGGTTGGTGTACAGCCAATGACTGGCCCTGTAGGACAAATCCATACTCTACGTGTTCGTTATGCGCAGGCGTTAACTGATACTTCAACAGCCGCTACTTCAGTAACAGCTGGTGAAGAAGCACTTAGCCCATTCAAGATTGCGCAGGCTTACTCAACTGTGGACAGCACAGACACTACTTCTTCTAGCTACGGCGGTGCAAACACTCCTGTACTAGAAGGCGACGGTGGTAAGAGCATTAGCGTACAGATCCTCAAGCAGGCTGTAGAAGCTAAGACTCGTAAGCTACAAGCACGTTGGACTTTTGAAGCGGCACAAGACGCTCAAAGCATGCACGGAATTGACGTTGAAGCAGAAATCATGGCAGCACTTGCTCAAGAAATTACTGCTGAAATCGATCAAGAAATTCTACTTTCACTCCGTACACTTGCTGCTACAGAGTTCACATACAACCAAGCTACAGTATCAGGTACTGCTACATTTGTTGGTGACGAACATGCCGCATTGGCTGTTCTTATCAACCGTACAGCTAACTTGATTGCTCAGCGTACACGTCGTGGTGCTGGTAACTACGCTGTTGTTTCACCTGCTGCACTTACAGTGCTACAGAGTGCTACAACTAGTGCATTTGCTCGTACTACCGAAGGTACTTTCGAAGCTCCAACTAACACCAAGTTTGTTGGTACATTGAATGGTACAATGCGTGTATTCTGTGACAGCTATGCTGCTGACACAACTGCGGTACTTGTTGGTTACAAGGGATCAAGCGAAACAGACGCACCAGCGTTCTATTGCCCATACGTCCCACTAATGAGTTCAGGTGTTGTACTTGATCCATCAACTTTCGAGCCAGTAGTTAGCTTTATGACTCGTTATGGGTACATCGAGCTCACGAATACTGCATCGAGCTTTGGTAACGCTGGCGATTATGTTGGGGAAATTGCCGTTTCGAATTTGAGCTTCTCATAATCGAAATAGTGTTTTAACAACACGCCTAAAAAGCACCCTCCGGGGTGCTTTTTTTATGACTTACTTTTAGTAATGCGGCTGATTATGCTAAATAAAAGTATGAAACACTTTATCTATAAAACAACACACAACAATGGCAAATACTATATTGGTAGACACAGTACAGATAATCTCGATGATGGTTATATTGGTTCTGGTAAATGGCCACTGAGCATTAAAGACAAGTCTACACTCACAAGGGAAATATTAGAATATGCCGAAAGCGTAGAAGAGTTAAAAGATCTTGAAGGCAAGTATCTTGCTGAACATTACGGTAAGCCACAGTGTATGAACGCTACAAAAGATCCTATAGGATTTGACACGGAAAGCAATCCAATGAAGGATCCAGAATTAAAAGCAAAAATAAGCGGAAACAATCATTGGCTTAAAAAGAATCCAGAAAGATCTAAAGAAATAAGCAATAGACAAAAAGAAAGGATTAAGTCAGGTGAACATATCTTTGTAAGTCAAGATCACCCAATGAAACAACCTGCTAACAGAAAGAAAGTAAGTGAGCGTATAACACAACAAAATCTCACAAACAACCCAAGCACACGCAGAGCCAAAGAAGGCATACATCAGTGGCAAAACGGTAATAGTCCTAACGCAGGCGGAAAGTTAAACAAAAAACTTGTCGAAGCAGGCACACACAACTTCCTTGGCCCTGAACACAACAAGCGTATGATCGCAGAAGGTAAAAATCCTTGGGTTGGATCAGCAAGTAATCTTAAACGTCTTGCCGAAGGTACACACCCATCACAGCAAAAGAAAACCTGTGAACACTGCGGTAAAACATCAAGTGTTGGAATGTACGCCAGATGGCACGGTGACAACTGCAAACAAAAAGGTTGACCTAGACTATTTCTTTTGTTATATTAGTGCTGTAGCCATGAACGAGATCGAAGGCTACAAAAACTAACATCATAGGAGAAACAGTTGTGTTAGATATTGCAAAATCAAAACAAAAGTATATTGGTGCTGTTGCACCAAACTCCCCGTTTACAGTAGACGACATTGCGCCAATGCCGCGCATTGAAATGATATGCTTGGATGAGTTAGAAGTTCCGCCAATGCAAAGAGATCTAGTCGAAGGTCGGTTAGATAGCACTATTGCAAAGTTTGATGGGTGGGACTGGAACTTACACGGCATTATTGTGGTCTGGTATAATCCAGCTACAGGAAAGTACTATAATATTGACGGTCGCCATCGAGTTGATGGGATCAGGCGTTTCCAACCCAATATTGAATATGTTCCTGCTATTATTATTGAAACAACTGACATTGAATATATCAGTCGTATCTTTGCAGGATTTAACGGAGTTGCAAGCAAAAAACTAAATGCAGAAGAACTTCTTTTAGCAAATGTTTATGCAAAAGATAGCACTGCCTTGTATCACGAATCAGTGTTGTTGAAAGCAGATATTGCAAGTGGTAAAGTTCCTGTAAACAATCATAAAGGTAAATTGCAGGTAAAATATCCTAACTTTGTAAAAGCATTAAAACACGGCGAAGCTAATCTTTTGCGAGCAATAGAATTATGTAAAGCGGCATATCCTGGACAGAAAATTGACGATGTGCTGATGGCAGGTCTAGCATTTATGTTCCAAACCTATGCCGGCAGTGGTTTAAGCGATAACAATACAAAGTTTGGTGCAATGTTTGAACAGTGGTTTATCGACAATGCACTTGCAATGGACGGTAAAACTCCAGCGTATCAGTTTAAAAATCTAAAAGATTGTAATACTTGGCATATTGGTCGTGCTTATGGCATTTATGCTAACTTCCGTAGATATGCAACAGCACAAAGCATGAATAACATTCCTGGAACAAAAATTATTCAGGAACTGTATAATGCTAACGGCGGTGAAAATCGTGCATAAAGATATTCGAGTAGGTTAAAAAAGGTTGACCTCTAGCTCCTTTTTGGTTATAATATAAAAACAATCAAAAAGGAGCTAGTTATGTCGCAAATTCAAACTTTTGCAAACAACCACTCAACTCAGTTTGCCCGTATACTTGCTAAACTTGTAAGCAAGCACATTCCTGCCAACCCGCAACTAAACAGCCAATTCAATCAATTTCAAAGCACCATGTACCTGCATCGTGTGCTGTATGCATATCACAAGTTTGCCAGCAAGCATAGTGTACATCAACCCTACATGCAAGCCGCATTTGTTCGCATGTTGCGTAACAAACCACAGCAGTTAGTCAACTGCGCTCGTACACCAACAGCATACATGTAATAGTTTTTGTTCCGTAACTTTATGCACACTTTTAGTGTGCATTTTTTTGTTTAAAATTTCTGAAAAAAAAAGGTTGACCTTTCCGCCAACATATACTATTATAATAAACATGTAGCAAGACGTTGTTACATGGGTTGGCAGTAATAATCCAGTTTCTAGACAGGATAACTGCACTCAGTTAGGGGTAGTGCCCGGCATATACTTTGGAGACAAGGAGTATGCAAACTGCGATACCAA